ACATCATTCCACACCGTGGTGACCAGAAACTTTTCTGGGACCAGAACAACTGGCAGTCTCTCTGCAAGAGTTGTCACGATAAGAAGACGCTGACCGAAGACATCAACCCGACCTACACCTACTGACACCCCCGCCGGGGGCCGGGGTCACTTCTCTACGGTGAAGTCACACGGAGACCGGTGGCCCCTTTTCTGTGAAAAACCGCAAAATTCATAGGCCGGGGGTCAGAGGATTAACGGCGCAAAATGAAACAGGAAAATGTACAGGCATCGGAGCTTTCGTTCCGGTGCCATTCTTTTTCCCCGAAATGAACCAAAGTGTGTGAAATTTCTCGAAAACAGGGAGCTTTCGCACATTTTAGCTTGTTCCGGGAGGAGCGAGGGCGAGCGAGAATCGGCCGCCGCAACAACAATTCAACCGGGCGGGACGGGGCCGATTTCCACTTCGCCGCTTTTCGTATGAATTATGAGATTTTTCTAAGAAACTGCCGAAGAAACGGCGAAAAATGAGAGTGAGGTGAGGGTAGATGGAAGATTATACGGCTGAGATGATCAAGGACATGGCTTTTTCGTTCTGCCCTCAGTGCGGTACAGCCATTGTGCCGAATCATAAAGGCAGACCACGGAAATTCTGCTCACCGGAATGCCGGTCACGGTGGAACAACACCCATCCGAAACCGGAGAACTGGAAGACCGTGCGGTCGAAGATCTGCCCGGTGTGCGGCAGGGAGTTTTCCTACCGGCATCAGTACGGGTTGGAACGAAAATATTGCAGCCGGGCTTGTGCCAACCGGGGCAGGAAGAAGGAGGCGGACAGGAATGAGTGAGAAGATTATCGGTGTGTATCCATTGTTCAACACCGGGGGTATCTGTGTACATGCGATTGACGATGCGGAAGATAAGGTTCTGGCATCCGTGAACGGGGAAAACCCGGAATGGTGCGAGATGGCTGAACAGCCGCAGGAAGATGGAGATGAGATGGAGTCGGGCTTTTTGTTCGGCTCCTTTTTCGTGCCGTTTTCCGGGGTCATACGCATGTGAATCTAAAACGGGAGGGCTTACATGAAAGCGACTGCTGAACTAAAGATGCTGCCGGTGTCTGTACTCAAGCCGGCTGCATACAATCCCCGGAAAAAGCTGAAGCCGGGGGATAAAGAGTACGAGAAGATCAAGAACTCCATCACGGAGTTCGGTTTCGCAGATCCTTTGGTGGTCAATGCCGACATGACGATCATCGGTGGTCACCAGAGACTGACAGTAGCGATGGAGCTGGGATACACCGAAGTGCCTTGTGCGGTGGTGGACATCGACAAGACCAGGGAGAAAGCCCTGAACATCGCACTCAACAAGATCACGGGTGCATGGGATGATTCTCTGCTGGCTGACCTGCTCAAGGACATCGAAGATTCCAACTTCGACCTCGGTAAGACAGGCTTTGACCCGCCTGAGATCGAGACGCTGTTCAACAAGGTCCACAGCAAAGAGGTCAAGGAAGATGACTTCGATGTGGAATCGGAGCTGAAGCAGCCGTGCTTCTCCAAAGAGGGCGACCTCTGGCATCTGGGTAAGCACATCGTTCTGTGCGGCGATTCCACCAAGCCAGAATGCTACGATACCCTGATGGACGGCACCAAGGCAAATCTGGTACTTTCCGATCCCCCTTATAACGTGGATGTGGAAGAAACGGCTGGCAAGATCCTGAACGACAACATGGGCGATTCGGAATTCTACCAGTTCCTGCTGGCAGCGTTCCAGCAGATGCACGGGCATCTGGCGGATGACGGCTCCATCTATATCTTCCATGCAGATACGGAAGGGCTGAACTTTAGAAAGGCATTCAAAGATGCAGGGTTCTACCTGTCCGGGTGCTGTATCTGGAAGAAGAATGCTCTGGTGCTGGGACGCAGTCCTTACCAGTGGCAGCACGAGCCGTGCCTTTACGGCTGGAAGCAGAAGGGGAAACATCAGTGGTATTCCGACCGGAAGCAGACGACCATCTGGGAGTATGACCGGCCGAAGTCCAACAAGGACCATCCGACCATGAAGCCCATCGGCCTGATGAGCTATCCGATCCGAAATTCCACCATGACCAACGGCATCGTCCTCGATCCGTTCCTCGGCAGCGGTTCTACCCTGATCGCCTGCGAAGAAACCGACCGTGTGTGCCGAGGCATCGAGCTGGACCCGAAGTTCGTGGATGTGATCGTGAAGCGTTATATCGAACACAGCGAGGGTCACTACGATGATGTGTTTGTTGTCCGTGACGGTCAGAAGCTGAAGTTCGAGGAAGTGGCGACCTTCGAGCCGGAAAGGGAGGTCGCTGATGGAGAATAAATTGCTGACCCTCGGCAGCCTCTTTGATGGCTCCGGGGGTTTTCCATTGGGCGGGCTTTTGACCGGGCAGATCACTCCGGTGTGGAGCAGTGAGATCGAGCCGTTTGCCATCCGGGTCACGACCAAGCGTCTGCCGCGGGTGAAGCATTATGGAGATGTGTCTACTATCAGCGGTGCAGACCTA